GTAAATATGCAATTTTTTTCATTTCCTTCTCCATGCTATGAGATTCGAACCCCTGCGGTCTCTCCTGCCGAGAGTCGAGGTCTTAAAACCAAGCTCTTTGAAAAATTCCGGATATAGATGACTTCTATGAACTTCATACGGATTCCCCCTTACAGCTTGTTGGATATATCGTCCCCATGGACAGGCAAGCATGAGAACTTTTTTCGTATGCTTAAACAGCTCACTGAATATATCGGGTAATAAATCTTTCTCTACATGCTCAGGCCCATGCCACCACATAACAACGTCAAAATTTCCAAGCAGTAATTTGTTCACATTTCTTACATCAGCTTGAATGATATTGAATCTTGAATTCTGTCTGTAATAAAGCACGTTTTCCGTCCAAGCTTCCATGATTGTTATTTCGTAATTTTTCTTTATGAAATATGACAGCATTTCTACCCTTGCTTTGCTTGCTCCAATATAGAGCAGGGTCTTATAATCTAATAAGTCCGGTACAGCAGCAAATGCTTGCCTTGCTCTAGCTATATTCATTCAGCCTTTCCCGATGATGCCAGAGTGAAGCATCGATAAATTCCTCAATCTCAGTTGAATCTTTCGGTATGCTAAGACTTAAAAATTCTGTTAGCTTCTTTATCTCCTCCCATCTATCAAAAAAATATTTATGATAATATGTCCTAATATGAGGTAAATTTTTTATATTTCTCTCAGCTTCTGAGCAGTAGAAATTATATAGCTCTCTACATTTCTGAACTGTAAACTTGTTTCGTTTTTTTAAGCTTGCAGCTACTTCAATGAATGGCCTGAATATCAGGACAACTCTCAATTCTTCTGGTTCTATAACTTGCTGCCAGAACTTTAGTGTAAGACAAGCTCTTGGGTCTTTCCAGCCGACCGCTCTATCTGTAGGCCATTTTGCAACAAATTGCTTCATTTTCTCAATCAACCATTGAGGCACTTCATTTATCGGCTTGCATTGTCTCCAGCTTGTTTTATTTGCTCTGAGGATTTCGATATTCAAGCCAAGAAACTCTTTATCTTCAAAGTGGCCTCTCGGATTATCTCTCAATCCATTGAGAAGATTATTACCGAGATAGAGGCCACACAACTGGAGCAGGCCAGCAACCATCGAAGTTCCTGAGCGGTGCATCCCACAAATTATTACCTTCATTTCTTTTTAACCTCAAAGATAACGAACTTTCTCTTACCGTCATCATAAAGAATTGACTCTGATATAATTGTGAAGAGAACCTCAAGCTCTTGTTTGAACCTCTCTTCTTTATGGTAATATTGAGTACCTCTAAAAGAAAAGCCTTTCTCAAGCCAGAGGCCAATCGCAGCAACAGCAGATTTCTTCATGACTCTAGCATATTCTCTGAGACCCTGCCTGTAGTTGAGCATCCTGCTGAGCGGGCCGAAAGAGACAAGAGCAGTAATGCTGTTATCAGGATTGGAAAGAATTAACTTGCCGTCTCTGATATCATCTTTAGTTGATTGTAAGACGAGTTTTTTCCTTCCAAATATTTTCTTTTTGATTCTTTCTAGCTCTTTCTTCATCATACACTCTCCAGACAATGATTAATCCATTCAACTATTTTAGCGGGTGTGCAGCAGTTTTTGAACAGCTTTTTTGCCCGAGTGCCGATTTTGATGCATGCATCTCTGTCATTGGTGCACTGCTCTATTACACTGAGCATATCAGAGTAATCATCTCTACAAGCGATGTAGTGAACACCTGGCTTTAGCTCTTGCCAGTATGGTAGATGGTACAAGCTCCGAATGCCATATATTGAAACTGGCCTCTGTCCAAGATATCATTCCTAGCACCAGGCACGCATACAGATACAAGGCACTTATTGACTTTCTTCCAGAATGCTTTTTTGTTTGTGAACGAAGTATCCACCTGACCGCCAAACCAGTCGATCAATCTGTATTGAACAAGCTTTCTTCTTTTGAGAGCAGCCGCCCCAGGCCTCTGATTGCTGAGGATCATACCGCTTGCATTGTATCTGAACATCTTCTCAAGCTTGAAATATTCAGTCCAATCATAGAAGCTTATCGGAGTTAATGGGAAAGTATTCTCTAACTTCCCATGTCTTTTCTTTGAATAATGAAATCTGAACTGAGCGTCATATTTTGAATAATCATCAGCAACGTTGAGGTGGTCACCGAAGTCAATGAGTATGCTTCTATCTTTGTAGTGCATGACGAAGCCTCGGCCTTTTCTCTTATCTCGGTAGAACTTCACTTCAATGCCTGCTGCTTTCAACAGCTCAATGACAAACTTGTAATGAGTGTCATAATATCTCTGACCTGTATATTCAGGTATATAAGCTGTGTCATTCATGCCAGTTCTCCGAGTTTTTTGAGTCTCTTTTTTCCTAACTCAGTAGCAAGCTCAAAGTTGTGTCCCCAAAATAACTTCTTCTCTCTTCTCAATTTCATCGTCTGAAAGTCTCTGTCTCTTACTTTATGAGCAACTTGCCATGTTTTGTCTCTTAGCCTTTTATGATGTACAAGGGCCGATTCACAATAACCCCATTTGTTCATATTTCTTGCGAATCGGCCAAGCTCAAAATCGCTTGAATAATGAACAAAGTCAGGACAGAATACGCAGCAATGCGGAAATCTTTCGATGAATTTTCTACCCATGAGACCGAATGCTGAAGAGCAGCCTTTAATATCCTGCCTGATACCAATGAGGCCATCTGTATCAGGGAATTTCTCTTTCAACATTTTTACGGCTTTTTCAATACAGTTCTTTTCGAAAGTCAGGTCATCTGAAGCATAAAGCACGGCATCACCATGAGCATACTGCAAAAGGGTATTCATTGACATAACAAAGTCTTTTCTGTTTTTGTTGTAAATCAAGCAGACAGGAAGTTTGGCAATATCATGAAGTATTTTCTCGTTGCCATCCACTGCTATGAATATCGACAGCTTCTTATAGCTTGAAGCTCTAATGCTTTGTACAGTTGTTTTCAGTGTATCAAGCCTGTCAAAAGTGCTTATCAATACATCAACTTGCATTAGAGAGCCTCCTGTAAGCCCGCTTGTATTTCTGTACTGTATCGATGGCATGATAGTTTTGAAGTACCCAGAGTCTGGTTCTCTCCTGGATATCTGCAAGCATGGCAGGTGAATCTATCAGTTGCAACAGCTTCTCTTCAAGTGTATCAAGATTGGCAAACACAAACGGCACTTTCTTCACTCTGTTCAGCACCGCACAAGCAAAGCATGCGCCCTCCAGTGAGGTGCGATGCCAGTTTCCGGTAACTACATCGTCAATAAGAATATGACAGCTCTGCTTCAATCTAAGGTTCTCTCTATAGCTCTTGCCTTCAATCCAAACTATTTCAACCGTCCTCTTTCTTGCAACCTCGTCAAGGACTTTCTTAACTTCATAATAGCCCTTGCTGCTTCGATGAGCAGGAGACAGCTTCGTTGTCGGTGCGAATGCCACTCTTACAGTTGATGTTCTTCTTATCGGTCTGTATTCATCTGGGTCAATGACATTCGGCAATGCTGGCAGTTTATACTCTTTCTCCTGCAGTGGCTGGTTAATTGTATAGCAGACATCTGCAAACCTCATGAGCTCATGCCAGTTGCCGAGTCTTGGCACAGAATGAAATTGAGCAAGTACTTTCTGAGAGCCGTGAAAGGAAGTAAGCTCTCTGTGCCAATAATTATTGACATGCCAGATGTCGGCTTGTCTTAAAGCAACCCTAGCAGTGCCGTTCATGTTGAGTAATAGATGATACGGAAACATCCTGCCATCAGCATAGCGATAAGTTTGATTGATGAGTGATACATTCAGGTCAGTATACTTTCTCAGAGCTTTGAACAGCTCCCACGGAGCAGCTGCCAGGGGTGTCCTGCTGAATATCGCTAGCCTCATGCTTTGATCCCCCCTTGAGTTCTTCTCTCAATATCCGGGTCATGCAGCAGCACTTGATATATCTCTATAACCTCTGAATCTTCAAGAGCTTCAAAGCAGTGCCAAAAGCCGGGCGGCACAGCACTCGTCTGGCCTTCTTTCAAGATTGTTACGTCTTTCATGTGCTTGTCTCTCCAGATGGTTATCTTCAGCTTGCCAGAAATAACATAGAACACATTATATTTATGCTCATGTCTGTGCTGTGAGCAGTAGCCTCCTCGGTTAATGTGAAGATGGTGAGCAGAGACAAGAGCATTGCGAAAGAATTCAGTTGTCTGACCCCAGACTTTTCCTTGAGTCTTCAATGCAGCACCTCTCTGATTGGTTTTTTTTCAAAGCAGTTCAATGCAGAATCAGGACAGAGATTGATGACTCTGATTCCTCTTGCCTTGATGATAGAGGCTGATTTCTCAAAGAACCTCACAAAGCCGTTTATTATCTTCTCTGATTGCGGCGCTGGATGACCATTATGCCAGTGAGTTTCACCATTACTGAACTTACAGTCAAAGCCAAGTAAGTATATGGGATTAGCACCCAAGCAAGCAGCAAGATTCAATGCTGCATAACCTGAATTATTGCCGTGACCAATACCTTCTTTCAAGCTCTCTGTGAATGCTTTGAGTCCTGCTCTATAGTGTCTATAGACTTTGACGATATAAATATAATCCGGAAGCTTCACTGTATATGTGCAGAGCCAGACTCTGTAAGAATGAAGCGAAAGAAATCTATCTCTAGCAGAACTCCCATATTTATCGTTGAGCAGCCATTTCAAAAATCTGGTATCCATTGAGAACATTACTGTCGGTTCAAACTTTTCAAATGCTCTGTTTATGCCTATTGTCCTTTTACCCTTGAGAAGATGCCAGTTGAAGTCTTTGAGACTTGGCCCACCACCAACTATGAAGCATGGCTTGTTTTTCCATGAACTATCAGGCAGCACTTCCCATAGGAAGCGATTGACCAGCCTATCACTTCTGTACAGTGTTGCTCTTTCTGCTGAAATCATGGTGTCTGAATGATTGGCTTTTTCTGCTTCATGTATGCTCTGAGTATAGCATCAACCTTCGGTATGCCTGTATAAATGCCTTTCTTAGAGTAGCCTTCTATGCCGATTTTGTAAGAGTAGTCACCAATCTTCTCACTCTCATACATACCAACTGCTGCGAATGAGCCCTCATTGATTGCATCAATCAAATAACCAGCTGCTTTTTTTATCGGCTCTGGCACTGCACTGTAGCCATAAGTGCCGACTATTCTGATATTGTTATAGCCTCTCGGAAAGATGCCTTCATCTGCTTCTTGAGAAAGGACATAGTAGTACTCTGAAAGTGCAACACCAGACTGACATAAATCAAGATAAACCGAGCTCTTATCGAAACCGTACCAAGTTGGATCAAGCTCATAGCCACAGACATAGACAGCTGATACACCGAGAATGTTAGCATGAAGTGGTGGGAAGATTCTGTTTTTGCCGTTCCCGTTGATATAGATGTCAAAGGACTTCTCATAGAAATAAGTGCCGGTGATTTTCTCAATAAGCTGTTCTGCAAACTTGATAGTACTTTCTTTGCATGCAGCATCACAGCCAGAAGGCCATGAATCTATATCAGACGGGTCAATATAGTTTCCCATAGATTACTCCTGGTGAGAAGATGAGAGAGAGCACCGATAGAGCAGTGCCCTCATCTCAGATTGTTTTTGGCCTAAGGCTATTCAATCACTCTTTTCTGCACGCACTTCAGATAATCAATGTCTAGATAATACGCATCAGCCGCATCATTTCTGAGGCCGAAACCGATGTTCATCTCTTCATCTTGACAGATATGGGTAGTCACAGAGCCAGTAGCAATGCAATACTGGTCACTGTCTCTGAATACAAACCAGCGAATCGTATCTACACCATCCCAGTGGAAACCTACTCTGTACCATGTGTCATCTTCCAGGTCGAGTGTCGTATCAACATCTGTAGCAGCTCCATCAACAGCAGTAGAAAAATACAGGTCATCGCCACCGTCATCAATATGGAAAACTACATAGTCATTTGGAGCTGTGAAGAACTGGTTGCCAGTGACAAGCCCAAACCAGAAGGAGCTATTGTCTGGATCTTCAATCTTGAACCTCATCTCTGCATAGAGTGGATAGCCATCAACGAGCTTCCAGCATTCACAACCATAAACAAGCTCATCCTGATCATCTGTATCGCCGGCATTAGTGATTCTCAATACTCCATTGACTGCATCAGTGCAGGCCTCAGTAGCAGAACCAGAGCCTCTTTCAGTGGTGGTAACTGTCCAGCAGTCTGAGTCATAGCAACAGAAATCAAGCTCTAACCGGTGAGCGTCTTGAATGGTGAAGCTTCTGAACCAGTCCCATTTGTCATGGTTAATATGGTAGTTCAGAAAATATATATGCATGTGGAAATTCCATCTTTTTCCTCCAATAATTTGATTAACTCTTTCTTTGACTTGAAGAAAGAGCCCTTGATTCCCGCTCTTGCGGCAATGCTTCTCAGTTCATTGATAGAATAGATAGAGTAGCGAACCATCGATTCGTTTTCCAAAACCTTAATTTCTACTTGAGGAAATCTCTTCATCTCCTTGATTACCCGTGTATCATCGAGCTCTATCTCTTTGCCTCTAGGAATGAAAAGATTGCCGAGGCAAGTCGGGAACACGTTCCTATAACTGTAGTTAGTGATTCTTGCTCTCATCTCTTAGCATCTGTGCTCAAGGCATCTCAAGAACACAACAGCATTCACATTCTCAATAGTTACATCACTTCTAAGGCTGTAGAACACATAGGTAGCTTCATCAGCAGGTACTCTTTGGGTCTCAATCTTAATTTCTCTCTGCAAGCCAATAATCAGATTGTTCTTTGGAGTGAGCAGAACGTCAGTGTATTCACCGCCGCCCAATAAGCCATAAGTACCATCACCATCTTGACCGAGATTAGTAGGCATAAGAGGTACATCAACGATAGGAACTCTACCATAAGCAGTTGGTGCTTTGCCTGTGAAAATCGCATCCCCTAAAGCTGTTCCTCTTTGACTTAAAGCTTCAATATAGTCCTGCGTTACCAAATCAGAGTACCATATTAGCAAGCCCGTTATTGGCTTTGTATTTAGACGGCATGTTTTTCAGCATGCGGTGATACTTGAATTCCCAGTTATAAGGTGGATTAGGGTCTTGCTCTGCAATCAGTCCAGGGAAACTGAACTCAGCATCTGGGTCTGATTTGCCGCTTGGACAAGAAGCGCCGCTCTCACAAAGACAAGCATCCTTGATATAAGCACCGCCGGTAACTGAGTTGTAGTACTGCTGGCCGCTTGCACTGTGGTTAATTATATACCGCCAGCCGTCCCACATGCTGCGGATGTCATCATCTGCAAAACCGTTCAGTCCGTGGGTATCACCAATGTAGTAAGCTTCTTCAAGTTCATTAGCAATTTTCTTTGCAACGATTTTCATCAGGTGATCAAGGTAATCATCTTCATTAGCAAGAGCACGGATATCCTCAAGGTCATCATCAAAGACAGCTATAGCACCCCTTGCTTTCTCTGTGCGAAGCTGTATTTTGTTATGTGCCCACTGCTTTTTGTACTTGCTCTCATTGAACTTGTCGGCTGGATATAGGAAATGTCCAGAACCAAAACCGATTGCTCTGATGTTCTTCTGAGGTGTGGTCATCTTCTCAACCCTAGCATAGGTCTTCATCACGCTCTCATCAACTATATAGTCGATGAATCGATCAGCTTCCTCTTCAGTTAAAGAAATAGTCGACATAGAGATAAGGTTAAAGCTTTTTCCAACTTTAAATCGGGAAAGCGCAAATCTTTTGTGCTTTTCATTGTTTAATCCTCCTGTGAAACGAGTGAAGGCCACTTTACCCCTTTATCCTTGTCTTTGTCATCATCATCTTGACTGTCAATGCTTTTCTTGACACCCTTCATTTTCTCTAGCTTTTCTACTCTCTCTTTCAGTTGCTTGATTAACTCTTCTCTTTCCTTCTCTTTCTGCTCTTTCTCTTTTTCAATTCTTTCCTGTTCAGCTTTCTCTAACTTCGCAAGTTTTTCTAACTTTTTCACTATCTCAGGTGGTAACTTCTCGCCCTTGGTGACATCTTCTTCTTTCTCTTTGATTAAGCTTTCTATGATTTCGAGTGCTTTTCTGAGCTGCTCTATTGTAGCTTTAGAGAGCTTGCGTCCAGCTTTTTCCACATCTGTAAGCTCTTCAATGATATCTTCTGACTTAGCCGCAGGGTAACTGTAGCCATATGATGCATATTTAGTTAGCGTTTTAATCGCCTTTAACACATCTGCTGGGTATACATCTTTG